GGTTAATGTCAATAATTTATTTGTGCGACCACTAAATAAATGTTCTGATTTGTTAAGTCCATTGTCATAATCGCTTTTGGAACAACATGCGGAAAATATCAATGTTATTTCATCACTGTGTGTATAGCCAGTACAACAATGAAATTTCCGAACGAGATCTTCGCATGTATTTACCATGGCTAACATAAATACATTGTCAAATGGTTTTCTTAATTTTTTTGTAAATGTCGAAAATTTATTTCCATCCAATCTTAAAATAAATGATTGATATGGCAATACATTGGTAATTTTTTTCGAAATATCTTCATATTTTTTCATGCGTACGCCAATTGGTTCTAATATTTTTTCATTATTTGTTAATTTTTCTTTTCCCATTTTAAAATTCCCAATTAATCTTTACAAAATAGAACAAAAAAAATAGTATCAAATTTTATTATATTTAAAATTTTATATTGAAAGATTACAACAAATATATTAGATCTTGATCTATTGTCACTATCACTCATGACAATTAAATATCTGTTGTGCAATAAATAAATAAATAGAATCGATAATAAATCAAATTTAAATTATGACAAATTTAATATAAATTTTAGTTAACTTGAATATAAAAATTTGAATTTTTTAAAAAACTTTTATGAAAATAGAACATAAAATGTCAAAATCAACTAACAACATGATAAATGGACTGACAAAAGAGCGAATCGCTTATTTATTGGAGATTGAGAAAAAATTGGATAAACAAAAAGTTCAGAGACGATATACCAATTTGAGATATAAAAATACCACAAAAGGAAGAAATAATACTAGAAAGGCTTGTCTCAAATACTATTATACAAAAAATAATAGATTTCATCCTGAATTGAATCCAACTGGAGAAAAAATACAAAAAAGAAATAAAATACAAAAGAATAAAATACAAAAGAAATAAAATACAAAAGAAATACAAAAGAAATACAAAAGAATAAAATACAAAAAAAATACAAAAAAAAAATACAAAAAAAATGCAAAAAAATACCAAAATATAAATTTTAGTTAATTTGAATATTGAATATAAAAATTTGAATTTTTTAAAAAACTTTTGTGAAAATAGAACATAAAAAATAATGGAACAAAAACAAAAAAAATCTCAAGACGAAAAATTAAAACAATTTTTAGAATCAGAAAAAAAAGTGTTTGATATTGTTCTAGATCAAGGGATTAATGATTCGTGTGTGTCATATGATTATAAATTGGCGGTTGTTGAAATGATGAAAGAAAGACTAGATGAGTTTAAAAATGAATTGATTTGGGAAAAAGAAGAGATGGAAAAAGAGTAGAGAATGTGAAAAAAAAATAAATTTGATTGGATTTTTTAAAATCTTTTTTTTTATTAAATGAAATTTCCAAAATGGAAAATTTAGAACAACAAAAACACAAACACAAATACAAACACAAATACAAAGAAAAAAAGAAATACAAAACTTATCCTGACGCCATTTCTTTTACAAAAGTATTTGGACTGGCTATTGATTTTTCACTTGTAGGTCTTGCTTCCCTTATTGGATTTCCATATTTATTATATGAAAAATTAATGAAAATTGACCATATTCAAAATATATCTACAACTCAGGCAAACAAACCATTAGTTGTCTTAGTTCATGGATCTGGTGTGGGAAATTGGCAATGGGCAATGGCAAAAGTATATTTGGCCATGTATAAAATTCCCTATTACTGTACATCCTATGATTATACTCAAAGTGTCGATCAATGTGTTGAAGAAGTGTATCGTGATTTGACTTTGAAACTAAAAGATCAAGAAGGACAACAGGGGCAAGGGGAACAAAGGGAAATCGTTTTGATAGGTCATTCTTTGGGTGGATTGGTGTCACGTCTTCTTCATAATAAAGAGGATTCTACATTACGAATCGTGAAAACATTTATCCTTCATACTCCACAAAATGGTGTATATATAGCAAATGTACGTAACAAACTTTTCAGAAACCGTGGTTATACAATTACACAATCAATGACGAATATGGAAGTAGATTCGGATTTTGTTAAGGAATATAAAGAGCGATGTCAAAATGAAAATGATAGTGAAATTTATGAGGTGGCTGGTCGGTGTGATTATGTAGATCCAAAATTTGTATTTTGGAAATGTGAAAAAGAAAATAAATATTTGGGATGGTTTGGACATTATTATCCAGCAGTAAATCCATTTTTATGGTTGGGATTTATTTTAAATAAATTGTAAATATTTACCACAAAGATTTAATATAACTCTCATTTTTTTTTGAAATAATCTGTTAAATAATATGCGACACCCAATTGAAATGGCATGGTGATTGGTGTTGCTAAATTAGTGATTAAAAGGCTTTCCACTAAAGCTTTATTCATTTTTTTTGGATGGTTACTGATTTTATTTGTCAATGTGGTGATCCATTTCCAATTTTCAATTTTATGATAAGTATTTTGAATGTATCGATGTTGGAACCATGATGCTGATTTTACGGACTTTAATGGATCAAAGTTGTACGAAATTGCCGTTGTAGTTCCTAAAATAGATAAACCGGAAGATATATAAAAAGCTCCAAAACAAATGGCATCGTTCCGCTCCATTTTTTTTAAATTTTCAAATAAAGACATTGAATGGTGGCGGTCACTTTTTTTTGCGTAATTTTTTAAATAGTTTTTGTATAAAAAATCAAATTAAATTTTGATGAAAATTTAAACTTAATTTGTTTGTTGTATAAAGGAAACTTGAAACATGAATCAAAACACAGTATTATTATTTTATAATCGAACAACTGCCGATCCAGAAAATCAAACAAAAGCAATTATTTGCCATGAAAATGACGAATTTGAAACCTTAAATAAAGATAATGAAGTCGAATTGATTCGAGCAAAAGATGCAAAGGGATTTCGTGTCAATAAACCATTATCCATTCCAAATCCACAAGGATTTGACTATGATTTTGTGCGCATGGGATATGCTTATATGATGAAACGAGATTCCACAAAAGGAACGAAAATTAAGATTCCTAAAAAAGAACTGGAAATACGCAAATTATTTAACAAAATAGATGAGAAAAAAGCATCATATTGGACACATGAATACGATCAAATTAATTTAGAAAAAGTTCAAACAAAAATTCAGCGACAATCATTTATTCGAGGATATATGTCGGCATCGGCATATATGAAAAAAGCAAGTGGTGGTGGGTACATTTCTGCTTCGTATTATGAGCGAAATGAGGATCAAAAAGCTCAGAAAAATTATTTATGGGATATTTTTGGGGATGATTTTAATCATAATTCGGGACATAATCCAGGTCAAGAAGAATCAGCCACTGAATTGGTTTATTATAATATTGAATGTAATTCTGAAACTATTTTCATTCAATCAAGGGATTATATTTACAATTATTTGAAAACTGTTGGATTTATTCAAGCCAAAAAAACAAAAGATGCCATGGATTTGTTTCGAATGGTATTGCGCAAGGTCAACGCAGTGGTTCGAATAGACGACCAAGATTTTCTCCATCGATACGTGACACAATTTACAGAAGAATCTGATTACAATGATTCTTTGTTGCAGTTTTGTGATTTGGAATCAAAGGATAAAAAAAGAAAATATGTGATTGATTATGCGTTGGATGCTACATTTCGGTCGTTTTATACGGTTTATTGGGTTTTACAACATGCCAGTCCAGAATATAGAAAAATTCATAAAGAAAAAGTTCTTAAAAACTGTATTTTCTTGACAAATCGCTCATATAATTCAACGAATTTCAAACATTCCAAATATATTTTGGACATTTTGAGACTACTTGGGGTAAGTGATGATGAAATTAAACAACAAACCGACAGTTTCATTGAATTTGGTGGTGGAGGAGATGAAGATCAAACAAAAGTAATTATTACACGATTGGGTGAATTTGTATCGGATAATTTATTTCAATATTATTTGGTAAAATTTAAAAATTGTATGATTCAGGCAAATTGGTTGTTTAGAAATATTAACACACATAGTAAAACCTGGATATTTTCATGCTTTGATATTTCTCAATGTGGTATGATAGAAGAAAAATTAATTTATGAAATTATTGAAACATATTTACAAAAAAACAATATAAATTCATCATTGGATTTTGAAAAATCCCTAAATGACATGGGGTTCTATAGAAATTATAAGTTTGTAATGTTTCTAAACAATGTTTATAATTTAATGATTCACGCTGGAAAAATAAGTGACACCACTCATGAAAAAGTTATTGGTTTATTGAAAAATGCCAAATTATGTTTTACCGAAAAAATAAATGAAATTAAATTTAGTCATTGGTAATTAGCCATTGGTAATTGGTAATTGGCATGGAATGCAATTGGATTTAAAATTAAAAGTTCTAAAAATCAAAGATCAAAATTATTTAATTTCCGTTTCAATAAAAAAATGGAATTTAAATTATCATTAACAACTCTATCTAATTTTGAACTTTTCTACTTTTTTACACATCGGGTAACTTGCGCAAATATTGATCCTTGACCCATTCGACAGCTCCACCATGACGAGTATTTCGGTTGTAATCCCAGCTGCCCGTTTCAAGTTGTGTTTTTCCATCAAAATCACACTCGTCACATGTACCAACCACAACGGCATACTGATACGAATACGCCGCTCCTACTTCCACAAGGTCACCAACACAAAATTTGTGGCTTCCATCATTGATTTCACCACGTGATGGACCCATTGCGAATTCCATGGGTGATTGATTTTCACAATTTTTGGCATTTAGTTTGAACATTGCGTTCATATTGTTTTGTTTGCGTTGGTCAGTCATTTTGGTGTTGGAAGAGAAGAGAGAAAGAATGGAAAATTACAAATTAGAATTAATGTATAAAAAAAATCAAATTTTTTTTTTTTTTATCATTAATTAGACAAGTAATTGGCACAATGGATTACCATTCAACGAATGGATTATTATACAAATGAATAACCATTCAACACATAGATGGTTAATTGGTTAATTTTTTTAATGTATTATTTTGAAGAGATAAATAATCTTTGACGGCTTTGCTATGAAGATGCTTGAACACATCATCTTTTGGCAAATATTTACTTCGACCATTTTGTCTATTTTTTTTTATTGCGACAGTGGATTTTGAGGTAACTTGTCGCAATGTTTTTCTTATAATTGATGATGTCATTGCTAGCATTTTTGGTTATTTTATTAATTTTATTCCATAAAAATTTATTGAAAAATTAATCAAATTTTTCACCTTCTTTTTTTTTTTGATTGGAATAAATCCATTTGTTTTTTATTTTTTTTCACCCAGTTCAACATCATTTTCTTCATTGTCAT